GGGTCTTATTGGCCCACAATTTGGAAAACTTGGAGGGCGTCCTAAAAAACCTAGAGCCTCTGAAACAATTGCTGAAGAAGTATCAAAACAAGGGGAAGCAATTTTTGAGCGCCTGATTGATATTGTCAAAGATGGTAAAAATGCTGAAGCAATTAATGCAGCAATGGCTCTTTTGAAAGTTGAAGAACAAGAAAGAAAAATTATTGAGACGGAGGTGATTAATCTTGAGCAAGCAAAACGAAACGAACTCCTTGAATTCCTCAGTAAAGGACTCCAAGAACTTGCAGAAGCAGGAGTTGTCATTGAAGGATGGGCTGGCGACATTACCGACGCCGAGTTTGAGGGAATTGGCGAAAGCCCTGGAGGCTCTGAAGAAACAATCGAATAAAAGAGGCCCACAAACAGATGATGAATTACACGCCTGGATATTAACTAATTTAGGAATGAATATTCCAAGAGTTGCTGTTTGTCAAGATCATCAAGCTCCATTTCAATTTATAGCAGATCTTTATTTTGAAAGAGAAACTTCCGCTGTAGCTATGGCTAATCGTGGAGGTTCAAAAACAATGAGTTCGGCTATTCTTCACTTGCTTAATTCATTATTTAAAGCAGGTTGTGAATCTCTTACTGTGGGAGCCATTGAAGCTCAATCAAAGAGAGCTTATGAAAATCTTAAAAAACTTCTTATTCAACACGGTGGTCCAGAAGTATATGAACCAAAAGATCATCCGTTAATTGTTAGATCTATTGAATCAGAAACAAGATTTAAAAATAATTCAATTGTGGAAATTGTTCCAGGAACAATTGCCGCTGTATCTGGACCACACAATCAGAAGGTTCATGCGGACGAACAAGATCAAATGCCACCTGATGTTTGGGAACAGTCTAGACATATATCTCAAAGTAAAACAATTATTGAAGACGGAAAAGAAAGAATAATTAAGGCGCAAGATTGGGTTACTTCTACCAGACAAAGACCCGCTGGTCCAATGCAAAAAATTATTGATGAAATTGTTGAATCAGAAAGATTGGGATATAAGCCACCCTGGAAACTTTATACATGGTGTGTATATGAAACAGCAAAGCCAGTTAAAAATTGTCTTGTTGCTAATCCTAAATTAAAAGAAGGACAACATTGTGGATGCGATAAAGTTGTAAAGGGGAAGTGGGAAGATGGATCTCCAAGGAGATTTTCTGAATGTTGTAAGGGAAAACTCGCCAGAAGTCAAGGCTTTGTCGAATTAGATAATATTTGGAAGAGATTTCAGGAATCAGATCAGTCTGAATGGGAGGCACAGCAGGAGTGTCAGAAGCCAGAAGTTGGAGGAATGGTATTTAAGACATGGAATAAGCAAAGATATGGAATTAAATGGTGGGAGCCAAATCCATTATTCGGACCAATTTATGAAGGCGTGGATTATGGAGGAGGAACTACTCCTGCGGCTGTAAATTGGTATCAAGTTCTTAATAAGCCAGTTTTATGGTGGGGCATTGATCAAGCCAGAACAGATGAGCCAATTAAAATGTTAAAAGCTGGCACAAGAATCTGTTTTGATGAAATTTATATTGCTGAAATTGGAAATAATGAACTTGGATTGATTGTCAAGCAAAGAGAAAAGCAATGGAAGAAAACTTATCCATTATTTAATGTAGAAAGAAGATTTGTTGACCCTGCAAATAAAGCCGCTAGACATGACTGGCACGCAATGGGATTAAAAACACAGTTTTTTTGCACAAGAGACATAAAAGAGCAAATTAGAACTTGTAATACGGTTTTAAAAGAAGATCTATTTGTATATGATGACACAAAAGTTAAAATGTTCACATTAGAAGCCGATGCATATCATTATCCAGAGAAAAAAGTTGGAGTTGAATATGATCCAGAAATTCCAATTGATGACTTTAATCACGTAATGTCAAATTTCAGATATACAATGGAAAATTTGAAGTATTTGGAAAGACGAGGTTCAATCATAGGTAAGATTCCTCTTATTGGAGATAAAATTCATAGAACGGCTCAAAAATCGCCTGTAAAGTCGTCTGCCCCGAGATATATGCCTAGAGGATAAATATGGGAATTGATTTAACACAAGAAGTTGGAAGAATGGCTGAATTTGCAGAAACAAATGGAAGCGAATCAGCAAAAGAAAGAATAAAAAAGAGATTATCTCAGGATAGAAAGCCGTCAACTGCGGCGTCTACTGAAACGTGGGTAAATTGGGGAGCAGTATCAGACCTTCTTGGACAACCATTTGATGTTTCAAGAATTCCTATTAGTAAATTAGAAGCAATGCAAAGAGATCCAATGCTTAATTTTGGATTGATGTTTGTAAAAGTTCCTCTTATTAGGGCGCCATGGTATATTAAAAGTTCTGATCCACAAAGAGCAGCATTTATTGATAATGCTCTTAGAAGAATTTATGGAAGATTAATTCTTGCTTATTCAAATTCATTTGCATATGGATTTTCAGCAATTGTTAAAAGATTTGAATATGATAAGCCAGATTGGACATATATTGATTCAAATGATCTGAATTCAAAGGAAGCGAAAGTTTGGGATGATGATACTGTCCAGGCTCTTGTTTGGAAACCATTTTTGCCACTTAATCCACGTCATGTAGAACCACATTGGAATAAAAAGGGAGAATTTACTGGAATAGATTTAGCTACTTATTCTAATTATGGATCAATGACAAAAGCTATATTCCAAACAAGTACAGAAGGAAAAGTGGCAGATATTCCTCTAGATTGGGCTCTTTGGGCGACAAACGAAAAAGATTCCGTCTTTGGATCTCTTTGGGGATATCCAAGATTAGGTTATGCATATCGTTATTGGTGGAGTTATTGGTATCTCTTTAATTTGGCAGATAGAGCTTATGAAAGATGGGCTGACCCTCCTGTCGTTGTATATCATCCAACGGAAGATGCTTCTTTAGAAGGGGAACTGGTAGATTTCGCACAAGAAGGATTGAATGTAGCTGAAAAAGCTAGATCTGGAGCTAATATTTCATTGCCATCTGACGCTGTAACAAGTGGTATAGATGAAAAAGCAATAAATATGAGACATTGGCAGATTGAACAACTAAAAGCAGAAATTAATTTCTCTGCTCTTGATTCAATTTTCAAATATCTTGATGTTCAAAAGCTTAGATCAATGCTTGTTCCAGAGCAGTCATTGATGGAAGGACAAGGCGGAAGCTCTTCAAGAAATGTTGCCGAGCAATTTGGAGATATATTCCAAGAATCACAAGCTGTTGTTATGCAGGAAATTGACGATATGATTAATCGCTATATGATTCCACAGCTTTTGGAAGCTAATTTTGGTCCTGGAGGACCAACATGTACAAAAATTACAACAGGGTTTGATCCACAAGACATTGAAACAATGAGAAGCATTATTAGTTCTTTTGCAAATAAAGATGTAACTATGCCTGTTGATATTAGAGAAACTCTTGAAAGAATGGGAGTTCCAACATTAAGTCGTGCGGCATTTAAACAAGAACTTGAAAACAAAGTTGAAGAGGCTAAAAAGTTGCAACCTCCTGTAGTTAAACCTACTGGTGGAGCAGTTAAAATGGCTGGAGTAAACGAAGATGGTTTATATTTTAAAGATCGTGATCAAATAATTTTGGTTGACGATCATACTGGTGTATTTAAAAAAGCTTTTGACAAATTGCTTAGAAAAGATAAAGAAGGTGAATAATGGCGAACCAAGTTTTTAATATTTCGAAGGGTAGAGCGGCTTATTACTCAACTTTGCCCGCTGCGTCAGATGCTTTAATTGTTTTGCTTTTGACAACCACAGGTATTGAAGCAGATGATACTTTAAACAATTATGATGATTTAGCGGCATTGTTAGCTGCTGCTAATACAGAGGCAGATTTTACAAATTATGCTCGCAAATCAATTACGTCTGTAACAGTTACAGTTGATGATACAAACAATTGGGTCGATGCTGATTTTGCTGACCAAACATGGACTTCAGCGGGTGGAGCTACAAACAATACACTTGCAAAACTTCTAATTTGTTATGATCCAGATACGGGAGCAGGAACAGACTCAACAGTTATTCCTTTAACTCATCATGATTTTTCTGTAACAACAGATGGTTCAGATTTGGTGGCACAATTAGCAGCAGCCGGATTTTATAGAGCTAGTTAAATAATGGAATAATTCATGCCTGAATTGATTCCAAAAAATAATGCACGCGGAACAATTGCGGACAACCCGCTTACTGACACTGCGACGACGCTGAATCTCGATACGGGGCAGGGCGCGTTGTTCAACGATCCTGCTGCTGGCGTGGATGGGGTGCGCGCGATCATCACGGACCCCG